TTGGGGGTCGGGGGTTGGGAAGTCTCGGAGGGTGGCCTCCAGTACGAGGTGATCCTCCTCTTCGTGGGGTGTTAGGGTAAGGATGGCATCGGGGTCACGGGCAAACACGCCTGACCCGCTTGCCCGGTCAATGTGGTCTGTGTCAGACTTGTTTCCTTTTGAGAAGTGATGGGCATAGACGAATGAGCAGTCTAGGCGTTCGGAGAACTTCTCCATGCGGTTGACCACTTCGGAGATAGCACCGGCATCGTTTTCGTCTGCTCCTGTGGCGAGCTTGTAGAATGGGTCTACGATTACGAGGTCGGGCTTGTAGTCGCGGAGATCCTCGATGTGGTGTACGAGGTCTTCGAGGGATCGGGATTGGCCTCGTAGTCCGCAGTAGAGGAAGCGGGGGTTCTGTTTATAGATACCTGGATTGGAGGCGATGATGGAGGTTATTCGCTTGGCGGCCATCCGGGGCTTTAGCTCAAAGTCTAGGTAGATCACATTGCCTTGGGTTGTTTCATGTCCTAACCAGGGCTTTCCATTGGATACGGCTAGGCCAAGGTGGAGGAGGGATAGGGTTTTACCCGCTTTGGAGGAGCCTGATATGATCATCTTCGATCCTTTGTGTAGGACATTCTTGATGATTTGGGGGGGCATATCTGTGTGGGTATCGATTGATACTATGTCGGAGAGGGTGAGAAACCTGGGGGCAGGTAGCGGGTCATCGATTGCCAACGAGTAGGTTTGGGGTGCATCGGATGACGGGGTTGGATAGTCCACAGGTCCACGGGAGGAAAAGTATATATCCAGTTCATCTGCTTTCGCGAGTGTCTCGGGGTTTAGGTAGTCTTCTCTGTATGCCATTGTAATACGATTGTATGGTTAATGTTTATGTTTTACTAAGATGATAAAGTCGGGCTTCCCCTCGCCTTCCTTACGGACGATGATGACTAGGTTTGTCTCGTCCATACAGGATGCAAAGTTTACAGCATCCTCCATAGGAACCCCTAAGCTAATAAACCGTCTTGCGATGGTTTTTTGTAGGGCTATTGCTTCCAAAAGATTACCTCCTGCTTGGCAGGGAATGGTTCGCATTCCTTTCTGCGGGTTCCCCAGGGTAATCGGCAGAGTTGATTCATTAGTTTAAATCGTGGATCTCCACCGAGCTTTTGGGAGAGTTCGAGAAATTCTGCCTTGTATCCCTCGATCCAATGGAACCAAGCGTGTAGAGATTTCCCTCCTGAATTGACGATCATTTTTAGCGGGGCAATCTGTTCGAGGCGTAGGATCAGGCCAAGCTGTTGCTCGAATGATAGGGATGGATCGTCAGTCTCATGGATAAAGTATTTACGCCCCAGCACCTGTGCTTCGGACCGGTTGGTCGCATGGGCGGGGAAGGTGTTGTATGTGGTGAACTGGTAGTCGGATAGATCGGGCATAGCGATTGCCTGTGCTATGGTCATGGGTGCAGATCGCTCGGCGACTACCCGCTGGACAAAGATTGATTCGTCTAGATGGAAGAGTCCTTTGAGCGCCTCGTTGGCATTCATCGGAATGGGGTCGGATCGGAGGGTGAACTTCTCGAATAATCCGGCATACCCTAAGTTGTTTTCTTTTAGAGCGGGGTCAGGTTGCGCTACTTTTATGGGGTTTTTCGGCAGGTCGGGGTGGTTATGTCGATGATATGCTCCTTTTATAGCATTTCGTAGCTCGGCTGGTTGGTTTGGCCGGTGGGATACTTTATCGAGTAGTGCGAGCAATGCTCTTTCTGCCTCGGCTGGGTCTTTTGTGTACCTGGTCACAACGAGGGACAAGCGGAGCAGGATATCGTGATGCGACAATAAACCGCTTGGCAGGTTTTCGAGACACCTGCGTATATCTCCTTTGAGTGTGGCCATATTATTCTTCTGCTAGGAGTCGGGTAATCTGCTCGGTAATTTTGATCATCGCCCCTCGTTCGATCTTGGAGATCGTCTGCTTGGCGACACCTGCTTTTCGGGCAATCTCATCCTGGGTATATCCTCGGTGGTCTTCGGGTAATGCTCTGAGCATCTGCCGGAGACGGGCATCGGTTGCCATCTTACGGATGGAGTTACTCGGCCTGCTGTTTGTCATCCACAGTCACCCACTCGGTTATAAAATGTTCAGGAATACCATGCTCGGAGATATGGGAATCGCTTGGATCGATTTCATGGCCTTCCCGAGAGATGTGTATGATCTTGTACCCAATCTTGTACAAGTCTGCCCACCGCTTGATCGCCCATGCCTCGTTGGGGAATCGGATATCATCGAATACAACGAGGCGTTTACCGAGGTAAGGCTCGGCCATCCGCTTGGCCGCATCGACCCATATGTTTGGATAAATGGATTCCCTGCCCCACTCTGTGCCGAGTGTCTGTAACATGTTACGGGTAGTAATACCTTCAGGGAATCCTGGTATCGGTTCCTCCTTTCGATCCAGCCAAGCGGGATGGGGAAGGACGACCTTGAGCATCTCCTTGATCGGTGTGGCGAATGACAGGGTCACTCCACCGAGGGATCGTGCATAGGTCGATTTCCCTACCCCTTTAGGGCCACATAATCCTATCAGTAATGTCCTCATAGTTTTATGCTCGGTATTTGGTTAAACAGGACGCAAAAGAATGCGATGACCACATACAGCCAAAAGCCTATCACAAGTAGCATGAAGCCCACATACGCCAACCATTCCACCAGTTGTTTCATAATTAATAATGTGTTGTATTTATTACCTTGTAGTCATCGGGTTTTTACATTCTTGCGAAACTCAGGATCATTAATCAAAGATTCAAAATTCGCCTGTAGCATTTCGTTTATCAAAAGCTCAAATTTTTCGACAAACTCTTGGTGTCTGTCTTTAGGTAAAATCTGTAGCCAAGGATTAACAGTATCGCTTATTAGTTTCTTCATTTCTTCCATATCAGTAGTGTGTTTTGATTTCCCCCTCGGCGGCCAAGGGTAAGCCAGGGTAGCTTTGGGGTTCCTCGGTTAGTATTTTGATTAAAAGATCAAGTGCCGCCTGCCCCTCGTTCTCTCCAACCTCTAAGGTTACTGAGTCATGGACATGGAGGCAGATCGGCAGACCGGCATCTTCGATGCGAATAAGCGCGTCTGCAAAGATGGATCGGGCAGTCGCTTGTACGATGTTTTGAAACAGCCTCGCCCCGTAGAGTTTGACCGGTTCATATCCACGGGTGGTCGAGGCATAGAGTTCTCCATTCTGCTCATAGGCATTGAAGTATCGGACAGGGACACCACACCGTGTTTCAAATGTAATACATTCAGGAGTCTCCTTCATCCACTCACGAAATTGGTCCTCCATTTTATTCCATGCCAGCATCACATCGGGATTCTGCGCTCGGTATAAAAGTACCTGCTTTTGTGCCTCTGCTTCAGTCATATTCACACCGAATGATTTTGCTACATCTAGAAACTTGGTTGCTCCACACCCATAGCCTAAGCCCAGCAGTCTAGCCTTGCACAGTTTCCTCATCTCGGGTGCAAGCTCGGCCATTGGTTCATCCTCATTGTACAGCTTGGATGCTCGCCCATGTGCCTCGTAAATATCTATCCCTCCACGGACAAGGCCGAGGAAGTCTGCATCGCCTACAAGATACGCAATTACGCGCGGTTCGATCTGTGAGAGATCCGCCGATACAATCACCCTACCCTGTGGAGCTTCCAGGCATCTACGGGCAGAAGTATCTGCCACCTCATCGTTTGGAATAGCCTGGAAGTTTATTACTCCTCCACCGCTCCATCGCTTGGTATGGGGAGCGCCACAATATTTTAAACGAGTGGGTACTCGGCGGTCTGCCCGTTGACCCATGATTAATTTTTGATAGGTTTGCAGGGCGAGGTTTGCCTGTCTCCACTCGGTTGTTTTCCTGTCTGATTCTTCGAGGATTTTTTCTGCCTTATCTATAAACTGCTGGCAGAGTGGACCATTGATCGCCAAACCTCTGTTTGCGATCCTTCGGGTGAGTGCAGATAGTGTTCTCTCTTTCCTTGAAAATCCAACATCGAGCTTTTGGTATACACGGAGACAGGCTCGACTATCTTCTAAAGCGTAATTGATAAAATTAGAGTTCGCCTGAATATCTTCAACGGATAATCCTGCCATCTGCTCACGGGCATCCTTAGATAATTCCTCGTTAAATAGTTCTTTAACTACACCCGCCAGGGAGCGTGGAAGCTGGTGGTACGATGCCATATCGGCTGTGCATATCCACTCGCTTGGCATAAACTCGGGCATCTGTCCTCGATAGATTGCGGCCCTTGCACAGACGCTATCAAACTCAGCATTATGGGAGATTAAAGTGTGTCCGTTTAAGCGCTCCACCGGCAAATTCTGTGGCTCCCCTACCCATTCAAATCCATCCTCTGCTACAATGGATACGAGAGTGACTCGGAAGTCGGGGTGCTTCACATATCGGTCGAGGCCGATCTTTGCGACTGAGTAATTCTTGGTCCACACAGTCTCCAAATCAAAGGCTACAATCATACCACTTCCCGAAATAAAGTTTCTGCCGAGAGGACCGCATTTTCGAGAGTCGGATATTCCGTCTCGGGGAGATCCCTATCGATTTGTAGTCGCCAGGTATGCCCATCCTCCTGTTCGACCAAGGTTATATCTGCCTGTCTATTTCCCGCCTTCACAATCACCTTTGATCCACGGGGTAATCCCAATCCCATTTTGTATTCAGTCTTCATTTTGTTCCTCCTGTTCTTCGCAATCTTGATGCTCGTGCTTATCTTCGAGGTCGCATTCCTCCCCGCAATGTACGCAGAGAAATCGCAACGGATAACTCGCCCATCCTAAAAACTCACTCATTCATATTCCTCCATAAAGTTTTCCACGCTAGTTCTGCTGTTTGTGGGACGACTCCGTTGCCCAGGAGCCTAAGTCTGTCCACCCGATGGGTAAGCCCATCAACTGCTCCACCCAATTCGGATTGAGCTTCGGTGACCCGTGGTTCTTCCCACTCGTACTGCTCTTCTCCTGGGCGGGCGGGCCAGTGAGTTGCTTCTCTATCCCGTGAACAACCTCTCCCAAGTTGCACTTCCCCCTGTCGTGTGTCGCGTCCCTCGACATCGTCTCTCGCGGAGTCGGCCAATTCTTCTTCGCTTCCTCCGCCAATATCTTGCCCCCCGTTCCGGGCTTGCGACTGCCGGGGTTCCCGGCTCGCGGTGTGGGCCAATTGTCCATCCCGTACTTGATGAAGTTCGGAAGCTGATTCATGTGACCCTTGTAGCCCTTCGACTTGTTCATCACATGATCCTCTGAGTTTGTTCCCTTGTAATCCCTCGCCGCAGGTGTCGGGTAGTTTTGCCAGGATGAACACTCGGATGCGTTGGTGAGGCGCGCCTGTTTCCTCCGCGCTGAACAATCCCCACTCCGTTCGGTAACCATCTTCTTCCAAATCGGACAGGACTCGCCATAGCCCCATCGTGGTGTGGCCTCGGACATTTTCAAAGAAGCACCAAACAGGTCTAATTGCCCGTACATGCTTTCGGATGTATGGCCATAAGTGCCTTGGGTCGTCTTCTCCTTTTCGCTTCCCCGCACTACTGAAGGGCTGACAAGGATATCCTCCACAGAGGCCGTGAATTTTTCCTCGAAATATTTCTGCTGGGAAGGTTTTAAGATCCGTCCAGATAGGCGCGTCATCCATTCGTCCTTCTTCAATCTTCGCAACCAAGTTGGCGCAGCAGAAGGCTTCGATCTCGACATTA